TTTATCCAAGAAATTATTTGTTCTTCTGTAAGTTCTTCATAGTTTGTAAAACTTTCTGTGGGTGAGTTTAATATTGCCCAAAGTAACACTTCAGAGGTAAGGTTATCTTCTGAAACAGCTACTATTTTATAGTTTACTCCTTTTACAACATTTACTAGCGAGTTTTCTTGAGGAATAACTTCGAGAGATAAGATTTTCCATGTATAAGTATTCATAATTTTCCTTTTTATTAATGGATAACAAATGGGCGATAACCAGACATAGTAGTACCAGTAAAGTTAACAGTCGCAGCAGTTGTTAGAGAAGCAGGAGTAATATTTAAACGATAGAATAAACGCACTACATCAACAGTACTAGCTGCAAACGAGGCAAGAGTAGGAGTAACCCCACCTATTGTTGTTGTCATCGTGTTAGAAGAAAGGTTAGATCTACTTGTGCTGGCTAGACCTAGGATAACGGAAGGACTTCCAGTGTACGCAACCGCTTGTGACGGGTATGCTGCTGTAGAAACTTCTGTGCCAAGAAAAGCGATAGTAGGATCTTGAAAATAATCTGGACTACGACGAAATACAACAATACGATTGTTAGCGGCTGCTATGCTAGTACCACTAAGGGTATTAGTTCCAGGTAAAAAGTTTATAGACTGTTGAGAATGTACAAATCTGTTAATTTGAGGGCTAAAAGCCATAAATTGCCTTTTCACTACCGCTGTACCTGGTATTGTTGAAAATAGGGTTGCGTCTGGAGCAGGCGCATTGAAAATCTGATGATGTAAAATAAAAACAGCATCACCAGCACGTATACCTGCAGGGTAAGTTGCACTAGTTGCAGTTGTTAAAATAATTCTGCTCCAAGTAGTTGCAGATTTATCTACACCAGCAGACTTACCTCTTAAGTTGTTCATACTAATTGCTCCTGAAGCTACACCAGCAAGAGTTCTAACGTTTGTTTGGTTTAGGCTAATAGTAGTAGTAGTAGCTAAGCTTAACTCAGTGTTAACCTGAGACATAGAAATTTGTCCTGTAGGTAAAACCATGTTATTCTCCTAGCTTAGCTTTTAGCTCGTTAATTTGTTGTTGTTGTTCTTTGATAGCCTCGATTAACAAGGGTACAAGACGTTCATAACGAACAGTCAAGTAACGCTCGTCAATAGGAGCTGGAGCAACTACTTCAGGCATAACAGCTTGTACTTCTTGAGCAGAAACACCTACTTCTTGTTTTACTTCATACCCAAGAGCTTGCGCTACTGAGTTTGCTTCATAGTAAAAGCCAGACAAAGACAAGACTTTTTCTAGAGCGTTATCAATTACACCTAGCTTAGTTTTAAGCCTGTCATCAGAGTAATAGGCTGTAACGTTGTTAGTAGCTCTAATTTCACCAGCAGTGCCAGAAGCTGCAGTACCAACACCAAGACTATTTACTTGGTAGTTGTTTGCAGTGTTAAGTGCGTTTGCTGTTGTAGCAGTAGTAGCTGTACCTGTAGTGTTTTGGTTAAAGGTAGGCCAAGTTTGACCAGCTGCAAAGGTAATTGCACCAGTCATAGTACCACCTGCTAGAGGTAGCTTAGTAGCATCTGTGGTAGTATCTGTGTCAACCCAAGGAACGTTAACAACAGCTTGACCTGCAGAGTTAACTTGAACTCCATAGGTTCTGCTAGCAGTTGCTGAAACAGCGTTAGCTGCAACAGACTGCACTGTATCTGAAAAGAGTTCTACACCACCAAGAGCAGTGGAAGTAGCGGCAGGCAGGGTGTAGTTATTAGCTCCGCTAGCGATACCATCGAGCTTAATACGATCAGCCCCACCAGAAGCTAAAGCTGTAGCTGTAGCAGCGTTACCCGTTACGTCAATACCCCAAGAGCCAGAAGCACCTCCGCCAGTCTTGGTCGGGGCGTCATTCGCGATCTCAGCATTGACATAAGCTGTAGTAGCAATCTGCGTAGTGTTAGTGCCTACAGCAGCAGTCGGAGCCGTAGGGGTGCCCGTGAGTGCGGGGGAAGCCAGAGGGGCTTTAGCATCAAGCTGCGTCTGGATGGCGGAAGTGACACCATCAACGAAGTTCAGCTCTGCAGCGGTAGCGGTGATCGCCGTGCCGCCGATAGCCAGACCGTCAGCGTTTACGTACCCAAAGACGTCGAGGCTGAAGCTCCCGGGGTCCTTGAGGACACCGACAGAGCCGCCAAGCCTCACGTCTCCCGAAACGTCTAACCTATAGAACGGTGTGGCTGTGCCAATGCCGACGTATCCATCAGAAGACTTAATCGTTATGCGATCAGCACCATTTGTTCTCAGTATCAAATCGTTAGATGATTCTGCGCCAATAAAAACTTGACCGTTCCAAGCCCTAAATCTAGCGTCAACTGTGTTATCTGATGACCTAAGAACTAAACCACCAATTCTATTTGTTGCTGTACCTTTTATTTCAATCACAGGACCGGAGTTTGGATCATGTAAAGGAAGAGTTGTTCCGATACCTACACTGCCGTCTTTGTCGATAGTGAAGCGCTCGGCTGTGGTGCCGGAGGCGTTGCGGGTCTGGATGTAGAAGTTCGTCGGGAGTTGGCCCGAGGTGATCGAACTGTCCACGCGGTAGCCAAGTTGGCCGTAGGTAATGGTGGGTGTCTCTACGCCGCCGTCAATGTAGCTGGAAGCAAAGAACAGGGTGGAGAGGTTGTTCCCGGACGTGAAGATAGTCTGGGAGCGACCGCCGAGGAACAGGGTAGCTGGGAAAATCGTTAGGTTTCGCGGTGACAGAGACGAAACGCCGATAGATAGATTCCCCGAGAACTGGGCGTTAGTCTGAAGGAGGTTTAAAGCTGTTCTGGGCGGCGCTGTTGCGTTTCCAGTGCCAACACCAAACATCATAGATCCGGTAGATGTCCCATTGATTGACGATATCGTCTGGATATAGCCTCTGGGGCCAATATTAGTGATAGCACCGCCAAATTCAATCACACCAAAAGGGATGCTTCGGTCGAAAGAAGTTGTCGAGTTTCCCAGACGTGTCGTTATCGGCTCAGTGACATAGCTTCTGTTGATACCAAAAGTCCCCGTTAGATCGGTATCTAAGATGTAGGTTCCAACACCGCCCGTTCCAGTGCCAAGCGCGGTGATGCGGACTCGACCAGTTGATGAGTTCACATACTGCCCGACAGCCAAAGTACCGCTGGTGACTGCGGTCACGTCCATCGTGGTTCCCGTTATCGTGGACGAAAAGATGCAGGCGGTAGAGGTATTGCCGGAGATTTCTGTCTTGACTGCAGGGGTAGTCGTTCCAACGCCAAGATTACCATTACCAACTATTAGTCCATTTTTAACTATAAAGTCTTTGTCTGCCACAGTTCAATCTCCCTTGTGGTGTTGTTGTTTTTAAAAATTTTTAATTTTCTACGATTTGAACGCCATTTGCGGGTCTAATGATATTATAGTCAATTAACCCATCGTATACAAATCCAAGAGTCATTGGTGCAAACCTGTCATACTCTATTATATCTGCGAAAAAGTCTAGTTCAGACTGTATAGGTGTTTCTACTATTTCTGCCATTTTTATGCCGTCTGTCCTGTGTTCACCACAAATCCGGCAGTTTTATTACCAGAGGCTTGTGCAGAAGAAATTGCATTGAAGTAGGTATAAGTATCACCATTAATGATCATAGTGTCTCCGGTTGTACCAGCACTGCCTCGTGTAAACCAAACATCACTGATGCCGGTGATCCAACAAGTTGGTAGTCCATAACCGAATCCTTGGAACAACATTGGCTTCACAATATTTCTTGTAGCCCCAGTTGCCGATAATGTTGCTGACATTCTAGATGACCAGATAAAAGGTTGTTGTGCTAAAGAAGCAGCCGCGGCGATGCCGCCTTCGCTTGGGCCTCCAAAACTTAGAACACCGTAGTTTATATTAGTATTAGGGTCAGTAAAGTTGAATGTTTCAAAAGTATGAGTATTTCCAGCTCCAGCAACTGAAACTGTACCGTTTATTTGAATTCCTCCAAGTGTGCCTGGGCCAGAAGATCCCGGACCATAAGTATTTGCTCCGATATTAAGTTGACAAAATGGTGCTGTACTATAAAACTCGTGTAATTCTGATGCACTATGTTCAAATACACCATGGTACTTTAGACCTTCTCTTACTATCAATACAAATCTTGGAGTTGCAATAAGGTGAAAGGTTTGGTTTGCAGCGTTACTAAAGGCATTCTGAGCATCGCTTATCAATGCTGTTGCAAACGCATCAGTAGTCGCATATCCATGCGAACCTCTATTTGTAATTGTAGTAGTTACTACGTTTGAAGCACCTGCTAACCAAAATCCTCCATATGTAGTAGTATCACTGTATGTCATGTTTATAACAGCAAACTTTTCTTTTCCAGCTGGGGCAAGACATGGAGACTTCATAGCCCACCACTGGTATGATGTTGCCGCTGGGACTGAGCCACTTCCTAAAGCAGCTCCATCTAAACTACTATGAACATATGTCCATCCTGCTGGAGTATTGTCTACAATAACACTTGATGTGTTACTAAATCCACTACCACTTAGGTTAGCTAAAGATGGAGTTGCAGAAGTACATAGAGCCACAATATCTCTAATTAGGCGTGATGGTATAACTGCAGCACCGCTTGTTACTAATTTTGCGTACATGTTATAAAATCTCCATTCTTGAGTCTACTGGAGTATACTCAGGATCAAGTGACATAAAATATAAAATACCTTGTACACCAAATGTTTTAATACTTGTTGCAGCTACTTGTTCGAGTTCACTTAAACTTCCATTAAAAACGTATACAGTCGGTGCTGTTTCGTTGTTTCCCTGAAACTGGTTCATTATTTCTTCTTTTGTCATTTTATTTATCCGTAAAAGGTTATTACAACGTTTAGCCCTGTACCAGGACGTATAGTTCCTATACCAGTAATATCAATAAACACAGTATCAGTGTTTAGTATGTTAAGTGCTGTAGCATATGTACTAGAAGTATTTCCGCTTGTAATTGAGTATGTTCCTAAAGTTGATGAAACATTTGATGAGTCAACTTTTCTTAAATTAATGTCAATTGAGCCACCTGCTGGTGCAGCTATTGCAGTTCTTGCGCCTCTTGCATCAGTAACTTCTAAATAAATTTGAGATATTAAATTTGCTGCTCGAGTAAATACAGCTTTATTGCCTGTAAGTTTTACAACTGGTCGCCCAGCTGCAGATAAGGCAATTCTAGAAGTTTTAGGTTTGATACCAGCGGCTACGCTTGAAAGAGGTGCGCCTGTAACATTGTTAATATTTGTATAAGCTGTTCCGGTAGTATTATCTAAAAGAAATTTACGAGTTCTTCTTGCCATTGTTAAACCTCTATTACCTGAACTGAAGCTTTCCAACTAATCGTATGACCAGTCACTCCTGTTACGTAAATATTTATGGAATTGTTTGTATCATCAGCTCTAGCATCAACTAAATATCCCGTATTTGTTCTTGCTACAATAATTTCATAAGCAGATCCAACATCAGTTACTACTCCGCTACTATTTGCTGCTACCCCTTTAAGTTCAAACATAGCATAATCACCAGGAGTATCTGTTCTCCGAGCAGCAATAGTTACTAAATAGCTTATAGCTTTATTTGTTGCTACAGGAATTCGAGTTAAACCGTCAATAAGCAGTTCTGTTTCAGTAGAATTTGTTGTAGTACCTGTCAGGGAATACTGGTTAGAAAAGCTGCTTGAGCCTCCACCACCTACCGAAGAAATAATGCCGTTACTAATTGCAATAGTAGTTCCGTCAACTTTAACACCACCAAGAACAGTTGTACTAGCTGTTGGAATAGTTCCCCCTACAGCACCACCTTCAAGTACATCAATTCTTGCAAAGGTTACTGTAGTATTTGTGTTTACCGGAGTTGCAAGTAGTCTAACATTTCCTCCGCTAATATTTGCATTAAAGGAAATAAGGCTTGATCCTGAGTAAATAGTTGCATATTCAGTTACGTAACAAGCAGTACCATCCTGTATTAATAAAATTTCTGTAGCATGATATGAGCTTGCTGTTGTTGCTTCTACATAATATTTTGTAGTTTTTACTGCTGTAACTAAAAAGCTATCTATAATTTGATCTGCAGTAGTTGTTGATAGCGTTACTTTTCCAGTTGCATATGAGCTTGCAGTACTTTGACTTGTGGTATTCTTCCAAAGACCTGAAGAAGTTTCATAAGCTAAAACTTGGCCATTAGTAGGGCTAGAGATAAGGACATCATGAATTTCATTTAACTCAAAACCATTCTGCACATGAGCAAGAATACGGCCTGAGCTAGCATTAGCCTTAACTACCCAACCAAGAGAAACTAAGTGAGCAGGAGCAACAGGCTTAGTCTGAGTAATAGACCCTGCTGTTGATCCTAAGTAAACAGGACCCCCTTCAGTTAAACCAAGAGTATTTAGGTTGTAAACTAAACCTTCTGTGGTTACTGTTCCTTCTGCTCCATTGAGAATGTCTGCAACAACAAAACCAATAGTCTTGCTGGAAGTAGCTTCAGAAGAGTTGCTAGCAAGCGCAATACTTGGTCTTTGTCCTTGTGCTCCGTTGATATAAACAACAGAGCCTTTAGTAATTGTAGCGCCAGTACCGTTGTATACAGTTAACTGCTGTACTTCTACAGAGCCGAACTCGATGATGTTACCGTTGCCATCTTTTGAGAATAGTTTTTTGTCGACAAGGTTGATAGCAAGCTCGCCAACTTCAAGATCAGTCGTTAGCGGTACTTTTTCAGCAACGCTAGACTTCTTGTGAATAATTTTAGTCGCCATATAGATGAGACCTTTCTATGTCTTAGTAAGTACCGCCGTCAAGCTTTACGTTTTGTAGTGGATAGTCACCCATGTCCCAAGCATCGTTAGCTTCATTCCAAATAAACTGTACGTTTGTATCAGTGCCACGCTCTACTTCAAAACCAGCATTTTGACTGGCTGCTCCTGTTTCGTCTGCGTTAAGAACAATGATGTTGTCGCCAATGTTAACAGTGTTTGAGTTTACAGTAGTAGTTGTACCATTAACAGTCAAGTTGCCTGTGATAATAGCATTACCACCAACGTTAAGGTTTTCTACGATGCCTACACCACCAGCTACAGTTAAAGCACCACTAGTAGTTCCAGTAGAACTTGTAGCATTAGCAATAGAAATAGCAGTTGAAGTGGTTGCACCACGACCTGTTACGGTAGCAAGAGTATCGACTTCAGCAGTTAAATAAGAGCCAGCTGGTTGAATACCTGCTTCTGCAAGAGTGTTGTTAATCCAAGCAGTACCATTCCACTTTAAGATCTCACCACTAGCATTTGATGTGATCGTAACGTTAGAAAGAGAGTCTAGAGTGTGGTTGTGAGTTGAAGTGGCAAGACCAGCTTCTGCTGCTGTTTGGTTAATCCACTTAGAGCTTGTAGAGTCCCAAGCTAGTACTTCGTTATCAGAGTTGTCAATAACAAGGACGTTTGAAAGAGAGTCAACAGTGTGGTTATGAGAGGTAGAAGATTTGCCGTCTAACTGCGTTTGAATAGCAGAGGTAACACCGTCTACATAATTTAGCTCAGTAGTAGTTAGGGTAGCGCCGTCAAGGATGTTTAGCTCTGCAGCACTAGCATTAACACCGAACTGGGTGAGAGAGGTGTAGCCTGCAGCTGCCCAAGCAGTACCGTTGTAAGCTTTTAACAAATCGTTAGCAGAATCGTACCAAAGGTCACCTTCAGCAGGAGCAGTAGGAGCAGTACCACCAACATAAGCAGAACCAATGGGTACTACAATGTTAGAATTGTTTTTAGAATAAAGTTTACGGTCAGCAAGGTTAAGTGCTACTTCACCAATTTCAAGATCGGTTGTTAGCGGCACAGCACCTGCTGTACTAGATTTTTTAAGAAGAATTTTAGTTGCCATTAGAAGTTACCCCCAGTAATGATAGTATTTGGATTATTAAGTACGTTTGTTGCAACATACTTGTTATCAGTTTCTTTAAACACAAGAAGAGAACCGTCAGTTCTATCGTCATTGTTTACATCTACCATACGAGAAGTTGTTAGCTGGTAGTTTCTAAAGGTTTGAGTAGGTAAGTCGTAAGCGATGTAGTCAGCATTTTGTAAGTTGTTAAAAATAACATCTTCAAGATGGTCTAAGTTGATTTCAGCTTCAACATCACCTGCATCGATTGTAGTGGTTACTCCTGCAGAGTTAACCGTTTGTACAATAAGGTGTTGGTTAGCATCAACATAAACATTACTAATAGTATCGCCTTTAGAACCCTGCCCTCCTGTCCTAGCAAGAGAAACTGTGTATTCTAGCTTGTCTACTTCTGTAACAAGTTCGTTTTTAGTTAGAGAAAGTTCTAACTTATTGCCTTTAGTGCTTAGTTTGTATGTCATCTTAGAACTCCGTTGGAGAATATAAGACTTCTACTAGTCCTCTGAGAGGTTTCCAAATTTGTTGTAGATTCCCTGTTCCTGTGTCTTTTACTTCTAGTTCGATATAACCATAAACAGGTTTGTCAGGGGAAGGTTGTACGTTCCAAGTAGCAATCAAGTTCTCTGGGAAAACAATCTTGAAAGTATTATCGGTTACGAGAGAATCTAAAATAGGTAGCTGAGTAATAACTCCACTAGGCTGCACAGCCGTAGGAATCTTACCATCACCAGTATTTTGAGCTTCAATGACAGTAACTTTCATCTGATAACCTGTAAGATTGGTTAGCCAGTTTAGTGTTACATCTAATTGAATCTGTTCTCCGTCAACAATACTTGCTAAGACTGCTCCATTATCAGAGATAAGATCTTGGGAAGCAGAAGTAATTTTACTGCGTGCCATGTGTGTGTCTCCTCTAACCGAGCCTCAGCTGGGTTGTGTTGTTGGGGTCCTTCATTGAGGAGAGTTATTTCTTTTTATTTCTTTTCTTCTTAGCCTCTGCAGCTACCGACAAAGCGATAGCTACAGATTGTTTCTGTGAATGACCACGTTTTTTCTCTCTACGAATATTTGAAGAAATGGTCTTTTGTGAATAACCTTTTTTAAGTGGCATTATGCAGAGTCTCCTGGAAGAACAATGCAACCAGTCTTGCTGTAGTAAACTTCAGGACTGTCAAGAAAAGTAGAAGCTTCATCAAGATCTGCTTCACAAGCTTCTTGAGTTACAAAGACCTCTTCAGTATTGTAAAAGATTTCGCAAGATTGTACTTCAGCTGAAGTGCACACTAGTAGCATTGCTAAAAACATTATATATTGTCCTCTATGTCCATGCCAGAGTTATCTTGAATCAGAGGATCTTGGCCGATCTCTTCCATACCTGCTACATCATCATAATCATTAGGAATAATATCATGCTGCTTAGCTACAGAAAGCCATACAGAACGAGGAATCAAACGATTCTGATACCATTCAGTTACTAGACGAGTCCATTCAGAACCAAGAGGTGTTGGGTTAAAGTCTGCTGATAGTTTGAATTTAAGATCTTCAACTTCTACATCTTTTCCATAACGCCATCTAATCATTAGCTTAAGAACTTCTGCCATAGTAGCAGAGAGCTTGTTGTTAAGAAGTCCTAGCTGAGCTGTGATGCTAGAGTTTCTAATTTCAAGCGCAATACCAGAGTCTCCAGTTCTTGCGTCTGGTGCTAGAATCTGAGTACCGAAACGAGACATTTCAGCTAAGGCACCTTCAATTGCACGATCCATATCTGACAAAGCATCCGTTGGAGTTTTAAAAGCATCAATTTTGTCTTGTGAGCCTAATTTAATCCAGGAGCCTAAACCAGCATTAACTACTTGTTGAAAGTCTTCGTTGCTCATGTCTGAAAACACTACAGGAGTAAAAGTAGCTGCACCATAAAGAAGATGATTACGACGAGAGATTTTGTTGTAAAGAGCAATTTCTTTGTCAATAAGAGGAGTTAGCATTGGAGCTTCGAGGGTAACTTCACCATTTAATGGGAAAATAGGGAGCTGTGTCATTGGCTCACCCCACATCATTGGAGTTAAAGGTTCACCGTCTGCAATCCAGTGGTCATTACTAAACAGCTCAGTACCAAAGAGCTGAGTCATTTTAATGTCACCGTTAATCAGGTCTACTGTAGCTTCACCTTCTTTTTTGTAGTATTGTACTCTGTAAATACCTTCTTCATCAAGATAATGATCCGCAGCAACAATGTCTAAGTTAGGATGCCACTCAGAGTCTCTATAAGTTCTGCCAATGTAACGGAAAACAATACGAGTAAGAGTTGGACGACCAGTGGATTTATCAATACCTGTTTGCCAGTTAATAACGTCCTCAGCTCTCCAAAGAACTGGATAAGGCGCAATCATTTGTTTTTGTTCAGGATCTAAATCAGTGTAGTTAGGAACCATAGGAAAGTCTACAGAAACCCAACCACGTGAAGTCGATAGCTCTTCCCAAATAGCAGCATCAAGAAAAGCAATAATTGGACGACCATCTTCCGTAAAGCGGTTACGTAGCCAAGAGGCAGCTTCTTCAGGTACTGTTTCAGGTAGCATAATTTCTGGTGGCTTACGAAGCAAACCACCTGTAAGAATCTTTGCATACTGTGAAGTTAAACCGGGTAGTTCTGCTTCAGCTACGTACCAGCGATACTGTTCTGCTGACATACGAGGACTAAAAGGTACTAGTAGGTTAGTGTAGTTAACTTGATCGAGATAACGGTCATGCTCTTTAGCATAAAGCTCTCCGTTTAGAATAGCGCGGCAACGTTTCCAGATACGAACCATAGATTCATATTCGTAAGTTGGAGTGCCAACACTAGACTTCGAAGTAAGAGTTGGTATCTGGGTCATTTAGTTCTCCTTAGAGTTATACGCTATCGTCTGATACGACTACTACAACAGCTTCTTTAATTGCTTTGGCCCAGACACGTTTAGAGCCTGCTACACCTGCACGATAGTCTGTAAGTGCACGATTAATCTCAGCATCATCCCAAGTTGCGAAATGGAGGCCGTACTGGTCTGTTGGAGCTGTGCCAGTATCTGTTACACGAACGTAAACACCGTTTAGTTTGTCTTCGTTAGTGACGATTTGCCATGTGATCTTAGTTGCATCACCGCCAGTTAGTTCAGTCCATACACCAACTGGTACATGCACTGCTGCTTGATTTCTTGCCATATTTGTTGTCCTTTATTTTTAGAGTTTCAGGGTCGATTCTTTTAGTAAAGTTTTTGGCCTGAAAACAATGGGCGTTAGTGTGTGTTAGTTTTTCTCATATTTTACATAGGCTTTCACAAGCTGAGCAACTAGATCAGAACGAACGATATCGTCTAGATCAAACTCAACAACAGGAATCTCTAAGTTAAATTGATTAATAATCTTTTTAAAGGTTGTTAGACCAGAGTCACGTGTATCTCTTTGCATTGGATCACCCATAAGAATCATTTTAGAGTTCTCACCGATTCTTGTAGTAATTGCCTTCACTTCTTCATAAGTTAAGTTCTGAGATTCGTCAACAAGAATAATTGTGTCCTCAAAGCTAGCACCACGAATAGTTTCTAGCGGATGAAACTCGATTTGACCTGAATGACGCTTAGCATCGTAGTCATTTGCACCAAGTCTCTTTTTAATCTCACTAGTCATGGGAGCTAACCAAGGACCAAGCTTATCGTAAATGTCACCGGGGAAAGAACCAAGAGTTTTTCCTGTAGGAATATTAGCACGAACTAGTACCAGTTTCTTTACACGACCTTGCACAAGCAAGTTTACAGCTGCGTTAACAGCACAATAAGTTTTACCAACACCTGCTGGACCAATTGTAACTACTAACTGGTTTTGCTCGATAGCTCTGATTAGCCGATCTTGGTTTTGAGTCTTTGGCTGAATGTGGACAGCCTTTTCAACTAGAGGTCGTGGGCGAGTACGAATTCTTTTGGTCATTTTATTCCTTTTGGTATGCTAAAAAAGTGAGGAAAAGTGTGTATCTATAATGAGATAATCTCAAGACGAGAAATCTCTTAACCCCCAACGATGGAGGCTCTTATGAGAGCAATGCCGTACTTTGTTAAACTGGCTTTCACTACTGACGATGGTGAAA